TTAGGCTATTTTACAATCCGTAAATGGCTCCGAGCTCTCTTTTTGTTCGTTTTCAGTCTGAATAGCTAATGCTTCAATAGCAGACATCGCTATTATTTTTCTATCATCATTACATCGTCTAAACGCATATACAAGTCGCCATTCATTATCGCTTAAACTATCCGTCAGTTTAGGAGGAAGAAGGTTCTGAGCATTGTTTTCTAGGGCTTGTAGCTTGCTTTCCAATTGACTTACACGTTGCTGTAACTTTTCATTATGAAGCTCACTTGAGTCTTTTTTAGAAAGATCCAAGAAACCTAAAGCTTTTTGCGTTAGTAGTGGTAAAGATGAATAATGGTACTCAAAAGCTACTCCTTTTTTGCCTCTTATTTGTCTCCTTAACCAATTTTCTTTAGTTGCTTTTCTTGTGATATTCGTTGCTTTTTTAGGTAAATCTACCAACCCTTCTAATTCATAAGCTGTGAACCATTCTGTTTTTGAAAATGAATTCATAACTAGCCCTTTAAAATTCTTTAGAGAATTTAAAAAAAGTGGAAAATTAACTCTTTTTAAATCAATAAGTTAAATAAAATTAAGGAACTTTTTTGCAAATTCTTTTAAATTCTTTATTGAATTTACAAGGAATTCAATATATTATCCCTTCCGTAGTTAAATGATTTACATCATTAAAGTAGTTATAAAAACTAATTTTTAAGGATCTCACATAATGAGTAGAAATAAAAGAGCTCAGGGTATGAGTAATCACGAAATTCGTGGTGAGCTAATGAAGAAAGGCAAATCCTTATCTCAATTAGGAATTGAAAACGGTCTAGCTAAAACAACTGTCCGTAATGCTTTAGATAAACCCTATCCCAAGGGAGAAAGAATTATTGCTGATGCCTTAGGACTTAATCCTTGGGATATATGGCCTAGCCGTTATGCCAAGCAGAGATAGGGTTTCAGATTATGCAAGAATGGGTCAGCGCTAAAGATTTAGCAGGAATAGGTGGTTTACCGATTAGCCCGAGTAACGTTACTAGAAAAGCAACTAAAGAAAATTGGGTTAAACGTCAAATTCAAGGAGTAAAAGGAATTAGCTATGAATACTCCTTCGGCTCCCTTCCTCAAAATGTCCAAACTGAATACTTACTGAAATACAGTAAAAAATCAGAACAAAGAGAGAGAGAGAAACAAGCTATACAACAAATGAGCGAAAGTGCGTGGAATGTGTTCTCCTCGGCAACCTTAGACCAAGAAAGACGGGCGGAACGTCGCTTTAATGCGGTATTAAAGTTAGCCCGGCTAATTGAAAACGGCGAACCGTTGATGATCGCAATGGATAAAGTCGTCAATTTTTATGCCGAAATGGGCGACCAAACGGCGGAAAAAATCAGCAAAGGCAGTCTCAAACGCTGGTGGTACAAGGTGAAAAATTTCCCTCAACGGGACTGGCTGCCGATGTTATTGGATCGCATTGGCACAGAAGCTGAAAGCCGCTTTGTGGAGATACCGGAATTAGCTTGGCAGTTCTTTTTAAAAGATTACTTACGCAAAAGCAAACCGAAGTTAAGCGTGTGTTACTACCGTTTAACCCTTGCTGCCGAGGAAAACGGCTGGGAAATTCCGAGCCGAATGACTTTTAAGCGTAAATTAGCGCGTGAATTTACTGAAGCTGAAATCGCTCTCGCACGTGGCGGCGAGCATGAATTACGCGAACTGACCGCCCCACAAATTCGTACTGTGATGGACTTAGATGCCTACGAAATCGTCAATGGCGACGGCTATCAGCATAACGTGTTTGTGGACTGGTATGAAGACGGTCGCCGACCGATTCGCCCGAAAACGTGGTTTTGGCAAGATGTGCGCACCCGTCGGATTTTGGCTTACTGCGTGGACGATAGCGAAAACGGCGACCAAATCCGCCAAGCGACATTAAGAATGATTAAGCAGTACGGTATTCCGAAAAAAATCTTAATGGATAACACCCGAGCCGCTTCCGATAAGCAAACGACCCAACAACGCAGACGTGGGAAACAAACCCAAAATGGCGTGACGGTTGAAGGGATGTTTGATCGCTTAGGCATTAAAGTGATCCGCACATTAGTGTTTAAAGGTCGAGGCAACGGACGAGCTAAACCCATAGAACGTGCTTTTAGACGAGATAGCTTACCGGCTTATATCGACGGCGACGGACGTTTAGAGAAGTTTTTTACCGGTTGGTCGGTCACAGAGAAAACCGAAGACTATCAATTTAAAAAAGGTGCAAGCAAATCCCTGTTTTTAGAGATTTTAGAGCAAGGTGTGCGTTTATGGAACGATAAAGCCGACCGTGAAACGGAACTGGGACAAGGCATTTACAGCGCAAACCAATTATGGGAACGGGATTATGCTCAAACCACCCAAGTGTTCGCCACTGACGAACAGTTACGCCAATTAATGATGTTAGGCGAAAGCACCAAAGTGGATAAGTACGGAAGGTTCACGCTCAAGGCGGGCTATGTGCTGAACAATCAGAAAAATATTTACGAAGCTCCGGCACTGATTGGCGGCAATGTAGGCAGTGTGATTGTGCGCTACGACCCCGACAACCTGCACGGCACGGTGCATATTTACGACCAAAACGGCGTGTATTTATGTGATGCCGAGTGCGTTGAGAAAACCGCCTTTGACAGCGAAGAAGGCGCACGTCAGCAACGCCGACTTGAAACACAAAACCGTCGCATTGCGAAAAACATGGTGGAAAACCACGAAAAACTCACCGAACACGAAATGGCGCAATACCGCAAACAGTTTGATGAATCGGAAGCGGATTTTGTGGAGCCAAAAGAGAAACTCAACTTTAACTGGTTCTCCCAAACAGAAGGCAATGCGGCACGCAAGGTTGAGGCAGAATTGGAAGAAGACGAAATCAACGAATTTGAACAAGGCTGGCAAAAAGGGCTTGCCATGTTGAAGAAAGAAAAAGGGCTTTAAAGCCAAGTTTAAGGAGCAAAAAATGTTATCAGTGAAAGAACAACTTAGCCTTACCATCAAAGATGAAAAGCTCTTGCAAAGCAATGTGGCGAAAGAGCTGGGCTACACGCCGGCAGTACTAAGTGCCTATTTAAAGGGGACTTACACCGGTGATAACGAAGCGGTCAATAAAGCCGTGGAAAATTGGTTAAAAACCCAAGAGAAAAAAGTACGTGTGTTTGTAGAAGCACCGCACTTTATTGAAATTCCAACCGCCAAGAAAGTATTTAGTGCGTTGGATATGGCAAAAATCCTGCCAACCATGGTGACCGTTTATGGCGCAAGTGGTGTGGGTAAAACCAAAGCCTGCCAAGAGTACAAAAAAGCCAATCAAAACGTGTGGATGATCACCGCAAGCCCTGCACGTGCAACCTTAAGTAGTATTTTATTTGAATTAGCCCTTGAGCTTGGTATTAACGATGCGCCACGTCGTAAAGATCGCCTATCACGCCTGATCACTAAAAAAATTAAAGGCACACAAGGCTTAGTGATTGTAGATGAAAGCGACCACCTACCTTATGACGCATTGGAAGAACTACGCATTATCCAAGAAGAAGCGGAAATCGGATTTGCACTGATCGGTAACGATAAAGTTTATACCCGCATCCAAGGTGGCATAAATCAAGCACACGAATATGCCCGTCTATGGTCTCGCATTGGTAACAACTGCGGTGTAAAAGCCAGTACAAAAGGCGATATTAAAGCGATTGCGCAAGCGTGGGGCTTAGATATTACCGACAAAGACTTAATGACCACCCTTTATGACATCGGCGGCAAAGCAGGCGGCTTACGTGCCTTAACCCAATATTTACGCCTTGCCGGAATGACCGCTAAAGGGCAAGGCACAGTGATCACTTTAGACCTGATTTTACAGGCTCAAGCACAAATGAAAGGAGCGAATTAATGGGAAACATCCGCAAAATCAACCGCACTTTAGCCACACAACCCCACCCTGTGTTTGGTGGTTGTAACAAAATCGCACTGGGATATTTATCCCAAACGCAAAAATGCGTGTATGCCCTCAACAAAATGGGCTTGCATGTGGCAAGTATTGAATTTGACAAAATCAAACCCCGTGTACGGGTCGATGCCAACAGCTACACCGAGAAGTTAGAAAAAACCGGACAAGCCCTCGCCTATATTCAAGGCAATGACGGGGCGCATTGGGTGGAATACCAAATGATGGTAGAAGGAATCAAAGTTATTTGGCGCAGTTATTTACATTAAACAACAGGAGAAAAAATATGGATGAAGCAAAAATGCATTGCCGTTCACAGTTAGAAACCTTGGGGGTGAAATGTGGCGAAATGGGACTTGCCATAACAAAACACATTGCAGAAGGAACAACGGAAATTGACGGAAAAGCCTTTAAATTTTGGCTCGCAGAAAGGCTAGGAAGCGGTATTCAGATTAGACGGGACGACAAACAAGAAATTTGTCTGATCACTTATGAAGCCATGTTGAAAATGGCAAATGCAATGGGGTTATTTGATGACTATGAGGAGGAAAACAATGGCTAAAAAAGCAACCCGAGTGAAAAACGAGACCTTTGCGGTGCGCTATCAAACCCGTGATGAAGTCGAAACCGCAATCAAGGCAATCGGCGATTTAAACCGAGAGATAGAACGTCTTGCGATTGAGCAAAACGACCGTTTAGCAGCAATCACCGAAGAATATGCCCCTTTGATAAACGACATCAAGGCAAAAGCCAAACCTATTATGGAAGCAGTGCAGGCATGGTGTGAAAGTAACCGTGACGAACTCACGAATAACGGCAAAACCAAAACAGGCACATTTAATACCGGCGAAGTGCAATGGCGACAACGTCCACCGTCTGTGGGCATTCGTGGTACAGATGCAGTGCTTGATGCCTTAAAAACCCACGGGCTTTTACGTTTTATCCGCACCAAAGAAGAAATTAACAAAGAAGCGATGTTAAACGAGCCGGATATAGCGGCAACGATAGCGGGAGTAACAATCAAAACCGGCATTGAAGATTTTGTGGTGACACCGTTTGAGCAGGAGGTGGCGTGATGAAGAAAAAACTATCCCAATATCTTAGTCTTTTGATTAAAAGTTTAAATATAGTCGCCTATTTCTTATTTATTGTTTCTGTTATCGGTTCATGGGTAATGAATTGGTGGGGCGATAAATTGTTAGCTGACAAACTGGCGTTAAATGCCTTATTGCTCCTTGCCGTCATAACCTTTTACGAAGTGACTCGATTAAAGGAATGGGGACAAAAAAACTTATCGGATTTAATCAAAGCAGCCGATACCGCGGCTAAAGCCTGTGATGATTTAACCGCCAACGGTGGCAAAGTAGAAATTAACAGCAAGGGTTGGCGTGCTTAAAACCCTTTTCAACGCTCTTTAAATCGCATTTAAACCCGCTTTAAGGGGCGTTTATAAAGTGTTTTAACTGACAGGGGCAACAATGAAAAAAGCGATCTTTATTTTAACCGCACTTTGTGCATTAACCGCTTGTGATAAAGCAACTACACAAGCTGCTATCAAAGCTGAAATCAACGAAGTCTGTATTAGTGGCGTTGTTTATTTGGTTTACAAAGGTTACAGCAAAGGTGGCATTACACCAAAAATCAATGCTGATTTTTACCCCTACACTTGCACCCAACAGACTATCCCAAACTAGGAGAAACTATGCACAAAAATATCAACCAGCTGGAACGCTTTAAATATTACAGCGAACTGGCGGCAAAAAGTGAACGTCAAGGCGATTATTCTATCGCTAAAACCCATTGGCAAGTTGCCGGAATGAATGCGCCTAACCTTGCCAACAATGAATGGTGTAAACATCGCGCCGCATTTTGTGAACGTGTCGTCAGAAAGCCGTTTTAAGGAGGAAAAAAATGAAGAAATATATCGCACGTTTTTATTGTTTAGTCGAAGCAGTCGTTGAGGCTGAAAGTAATGAGCAAGTGTTGGATAAATGTGAATTAAACACTTTTGATATAAATAGTTTACCGCACAAAATCATTGAAATTGATGATGTGGTTGAGGTGGAAGAAGTATGAAAAAAACAGATGTCGCCCAACAAATTGTCGATATTCAGACTTTATTGGAAATCGCCAAAGATAATGTGTTGGAAGAGAGAAATGATGATGCGGTGAAATTATTGCATCGTGCAAGTCGGGAAATGAAATCAGTGGCGTGGAAAGTCGCACCAAGATTAGGAGAGTGAAAATGAAACAAAAAATCAAACAAATCTTAGCCAAATTACCAATGCAAAAGATTGAAAAATCGGTGAGTTGGATCATCAAAGCGGTTGATATTAGCGTCAAACTTGTCTTTGTTGGCGATGCATTATTCATTCTTGGTGGGCTATGTAATTTATACGATTTAAATGAAAAAACAGTCGTGGTCGCGGGATTGATATACGTCATGTTTTGGTTATTACGACTTGAAATTGTCCTCACCAAACTGGAAGGTCGAAACGGTGTTCGAATAACCCACACCCATAAAAAAGAGGATGGTGAGATTGTGAAAAGCGAATGGAACGCAAAACTTTGGGACAGATAGAGCCTATTTACAGCCCGTTTTGCCACGTAAAGTGGGCTGAATAATGTGTTTTATTAACCAAGCGAGGAGAAAATTATGCGTAACACAGATTTTATCACGTTAAAACAATGTGAAATTTACAGTGCACATTTCCCTACCGATGATGTTATTTCTCGGGTAGAAAATATGCGAGGACACACTAAAGATGGTTTTTTACGTTGGGAAACGGTCACTAATCCAATTAATGGAAAGAAAGTGACTCAATTAAGCAATGGCAATTTGTTCTTTTCAGTGCATTTTGAATGGGTCAATTTTTCTAAGGCTTTATTGGAACACCAAATTTGGCAATTAAAAAAACTGGATGAATCTGAAGTAGGCAATGTGGTTGGCATGAGTGAAAAAGAGATCGTGTCACTTGCAAAAGAAATGTTAATGTCGCTTGATTTACCGAGTTCATCTGAAATTGTCAATTTCTTTTACTGTGCTGATACTCATCACTTAATTGTCAATAGTCGCTCGCCTCGCGCACGCATCGCCATTAGCGATATTGTCACCAATATGAGTGTCGTGGAATTTAGAACCTTTGTCGTATCAGAGGAAAAACTCGGTTTAACGGCAAAATTGACCGCACTTTTAACAGAAAACAAACCGATGTTTAATCACTTAAACTTTGCCAATCGTGTCACCCTTTACCGTGCGCAAGGTGAATATCAAGAAACTCGAACTCACCTAGATTGTGCGATTCGTTCTGATGAACCGGAAAGTAAAGCCCGCGTTATTCAAGCCTTACAAGAAGGCTATCGGGTTCAATCCGCCAAATTTTTTCTATGGGATGAATCAGGCAAAAATGAAATGAGCTTTACGCTGACTTCTCGTTTGAAAATCAACAAAATCAAATTTTTCGGCTATGACCGAATGAAAAGCACGGTAAGCACCAATAGTTTTGGTAAATATGCCGAAGAATTTGAAGACTATATTGCACGTCAGTTTGAAGCATTAGATAAAGTGGTAAAAGGTGTGTTGCTCGGTTTTGTAGAAGGCACAAAATTAGAAGATAACATCTAAAACCCATTTACAGCCCATTTTGCCACTTAAAGTGGGCTGGATAATGTGTTTTATTAACTAAAATTATCAATCATCAAGGAGATAAAAATGACCAAATATTTCAGTTATGAAGGCTGCGAAGGCGAGTTCAGTGTGCACGCTACATTAGGTGAAGCAAAATCTGCGGCAATGGATGAAGCAGATAAATCTTATTGTTATGGCGGTGAATGGGATGGCAGTTTTTCAGATGAGTTACAAGATGGGATCAGAAGAACCTGTTTCGGTGTAATTTTAGGTGATTTTAGTTTACCAACAAGACCACTAACCGAAGCTGAAAAAGAAGAATATGGCGATGATTTTAATTATATGGTTGAACATCCTCAGCTTGTTGAATATAACCAGAATAATGGTTGGATTAAGTGTTCGGAAGAATTACCAAAAGTATTTGATCATAACGGATTTGAACGCAGTGATGTTGTGATGTGTTTTGGTGTTGATGAACCCGATGATGATGAAACTTATGTATTGGCTTATATGATTCAAGGTAATCGGTTTTATGGCTTTAACGGAGAGTGCACGAAAATAACACATTGGCGTCCGTTGCCAATACCACCACAAGAATTTATGGATAAATATAAATCTTAAAACCCATTTACAGCCCATTTTGCCACCTAAAGTGGGCTGAATAATGCGTTTTAAATAAAGGAAAAACCATGTACTACACCAAACCAAAATTGATCCAACTGATCCACATTGCCAAAAGTCAATTTAGTATGGATGAAGTCAGTTATCGTGCGATGTTGGAACGGTTGACCGGTAAAACCTCCACAAAACAGATGACCATCACGGAATTAATGAAAGTCCAAGCGGAAATGGAAAACAAAGGCTTTAAGAATACCGCTAAAGGTCGTCATTCACCGGCAACCGCCAAGGCAAAAGTTAAAAGTAATATTGCCCATAAAATCCGAGCCACTTGGATTAATATGGCAAAACAAGGCTTAGTGCGTGATAGTTCGGAAACCGCTCTCAATGCGTGGGTGCGTGGCGTAGCCAACCCGATTTTAGCACGCCAAAATAAACCGCTTGCGCTGAATGTCACCGCGTTAGACGACAAAATGGCAAGCCTTGTATTGGAACGATTGAAAAAATGGCAAGCACGTGGGGAAAAATAAAAATTTGGTAAGCTAAATAAACTTTTTGAACCGCCTAAAAAGGCGGTTTTTCTTTTGTAAATCATTAGGTTATTTGATTTTCTCATTTTCTCGTCTGAAAAAATTTCACAATAAGCGGTTCGAAGTTGCTAGAATTTTAATCAATAGTGATCAAATCCCCAGTTGAGGTGTTTATGTTGAACGAAAAAGTGGAAACATTTAACGAAAAAGCGCCCGAAATTTTAGCCGATTTAGCCAAGCATTCCGAAGTCAAAATCAAACAACATATTGCCGGCATTGACCCGACTTTAGCACAACAAATCAGCATAGAAATCGCCGGGAAAATCGCCGAAAGCTGGGGCGGTGAGGTGATTTATATCCCACGCAATTTAATCTTGTTATTAAGCGAACGTGACCGCAAAATTTTTAATGAATTTAATGGTTCAAATCACCGAGAACTCGCTCGAAAATATAACTGCTCGATGCAGTGGATTTATCAAATTGTGAAGCGTGTCACAAAAGAAGAAATCGCCAGACGCCAATTTGATATGTTTGGCAACGCATAACCGCTAAAAGTGAGAAAAAACGTCCGAAAGGGCGTTTTTTTATGGGTAAAATGAATAATTTAAGAGTATGATAGGTAGGATTATTCAATCAATAAGGAAAAAATTATGAAAAAATTAATACTTATTTTATTATCTGCATTTGCCATTACTGCTTGTGGTGGAGAAGATAAGGAAGCAGAAAATCAACCTGAAAAAACAACGATAACTAGAACAAAGGCAGACTTTGCCAATTCAATCGATGATGGTGTCGAGTATGATGTGAGTTCAACTGGCGTGCTAACTTTTGCTAAAGCTAAAGATATGTTCGCTGATTTTAATGATTACCGAGTAGAACAAAATGAACTAGCTTTTATTAGTGAAGAGCCATTATCTATCCGTATCTCTAAAATTTCCTATACTCCGGATGATATGTATAAAGAATACAACGAAATGGCATTTATTTATGCGGTGTATAAGACCTTTGCACATACTCCGGTCAATCAAATTACAGTTGAAGCCTATCCAATTTATGAAGATTTGAAAACGAATAAGCAAAAAGCATTCAAGAACTTAACTATTAAAGCTACAATAACAAGAGAAAAAGCGCTAGAAGTATTAAAAAAACACTCGTCTGCTAAATCATTTGATGATCTTGTTCAGCTTGAAGAAAATAATCAATATAGAGAAATAGGTGTCAATGGTTCCGATCTTTGGGATAAATTTATTTATAGTGATAAAGATCGTCCAAATATTATTGCTGACCTTATTAAGGGGTAAGTGAAGAAATCCGTTTTGTGATGATAAGAAAAGCAAGTATTAGCACTCTTTAAACCAGTTTAAAATCTATTCCCACAAGCATTAAGTAAACTCCGGTTATCAAGTAATCCTCTATAACCGGAGTTTTTTTATGTCTTTTCCAAATATCACGAAAATCGTGATCCACTGTTCCGCCACACAAAACGGCAAGCTATTACGCACCCCAACCCAAACCGCCGCACAACGCATTGATGAATGGCACAAGCAACGTGGTTTTAAACGTCCCCCTGCTCTGATTAAACAATTTAATCCTCACCTAAAACATATCGGCTATCACTTCATTATTGACACGGACGGTACGGTGGAAACAGGTCGCCGTGAGGGAGAAACCGGTGCGCACGTAAAAGGACATAATCTCAATAGCCTTGGCATCTGTTTAGTGGGTGGTATCACCAAAGATAAACGCAACCACGGTGAATATACCACCGAGCAATGGCTTGCCTTGCATAAATTGTTGCGCACGCTTGAAGCCAAATATCCCAGTGCTCGCATTTGTGGACATCGTGATCTAAGCCCTGATCGCAATGGAGACGGCACAATCACACCGAATGAATGGATTAAAGACTGTCCGTGCTTTGATGTGTGGAGCTGGTTGGATACCGAGCAAGTTATCAATGTTGATCACCTATTTAAGGAGTAAATGATGAGTAAACGAGTAAAAAACACCACTGTGCCAAAAGGTGGTTTCGGGTATTACAAAACACCACGTTGTAAAACAAGTAATAATGCTAAGCGAAATAAAGTAATCAATGGTGGCACAACTGCTGCAACCGCCTTCTACTTACGTTGGAGTTACTAATGGCATTAAAAGAACTGATTACTAACGCCGATGGTCGACTGTCAACGACCGCTTTTATCCAATTTTTCGGGGCGTTACTCATGGCGGGGATCTTATGTTTCTGTGTATGGCTTGACCGCCCTTATGTACCGGAAATGTTTATGACCTTTGCGATTTTCTGTGCCGGAGGTGCTGCAACCAAAGGTTTTGCTAATGCACTAGGGAGAGATAAAGAATGATGAGTTACCTCTATCTTAGTGTGATTCTCGGGCTTGCCGGTTTATGGGGCTATGCCCGCTTTAGAGTGAAATATTTGAAAAGCCGGCTTGAAAAAACAAAAGAAAAACTGATCGCACTTGAGGCAGAAAAAGCCGTGGTTCAAGCCCAAGTCAAACATTTTGAAGTGAGAAAGAAACATGAAGGAAACACTCGTAGCACTCGCCGTGACGATGTCATTAACCGCTTGCAACAGTCCGGCGATCTCCGTGATTAACCCAAGTTGTGCGGGGTTTAGTGTGATTAAGGCAAGCCGTCAGGATACAACAGAAACCTTGCGTCAAGTAGCGGTACATAATGCCACTTATCGGGAGATTTGTTCGGAAACAAAGGATATAAAATGATTGAAATTTTTGAATTTATCCAAAAACACTGGGCAATTGTGGTCACTATCGGTGGCGCGGTGTGGACGTACTTTTGGCTCACAATGGACAGCAAATATGCACGAAAATCGGATGTCGCGGATTTACGCAAAGCGATTGAAAGCAATGAAAAAAGCCTGTCGGAAGTAAAAGGCGAACTTCGCCACTTGCCGACGTCGCAAGATGTTTCGGAGTTGCGCATTTTAATCACCGAAATGAAGGGGAAAAGTGATGTGTTAAACACCAATATCAAAAGCCTCAATCATCAGGTCGCATTATTAATTGAAAAAGAAGTGAGCAAAGAATGAAAAATATTTTTACCAAAGACCAACGCCTTGTCATTTTACGTTCCCTTGTTGATGCCGGCTACGATGCCAATGAATCCATTTTAGACGATTGCTTGGCGCTTTACGGACATAACATCAGTCGGGATTTAGTGCGTAATCACTTGAACTGGCTTGAAGAGCAAGGTTTAGTCAAGATTGAACGATTAAGCAACGGTTTTATGATAGCAACCATCACCCAACGTGGGTTGGATGTTGCCAATGGTGAGGCAATCGTTGAAGGCGTAAAACGCCCTTTACCCAAACTTTAAGGGCAATTTAAGGCGGCTTAAATGACAGAAAAAAACACACGAGGGCGTGCCAGTAAGGTCGATTTATTACCCCCGAATATCAAAACCCAACTCGCCATGATGTTGCGTGATAAGCAGTTTTCACAGGCTCAAATATTGGAAGAAATTAACGATTTAATTCGTGACTGTGGCTTGCCGGAATCGGCATTGTTAAGTAAAACCGGGTTAAATCGCTATGCTAATCGTATGGAGCAAATGGCAAGCAAAATCCGCAATGCCCGTGAAGTAGCAGAAATTTGGACGAAACAGTTCGGTGAAGCACCACAAAGCGATATAGGCAAACTACTGATGGAAATCGTGAAAAACCTTGCCTTTGAAACCTCCATTGGCATGAGTGAAAGTGAAAAAGGCGCAGACCCGAAATCCCTCGCCTTATTAGCCAGTGCGGTGCAACGCCTAGAACAGGCGGAAAGTCTGTCCCATAAACGTGAGCAGGCAATTCGCAAAGAAATGGCGCAACTTGCGGCAGAAACCGCAGAAAAAGTGGTAGCGCAAGCCGGTGTATCGGCTGAAACCGTGAAGACTTTGAGAGAACAGATTTTAGGAATAGCGTGATGACACTACCGGATTTTATCCCCTTTGATCCAAATGAACTCTTGCTAGGCTATCAAAAACGTTGGATAGCGGATAAATCACAGCTCAAAATTGCCGAAAAATCTCGTCGAACAGGTTTAACGTGGGCGGAAGCCGCTGATGATGCCTTGATTGCCAGCCTTGCCAAAAAAGACGGTGGCTCTGATGTGTTTTACATTGGTTCCAACAAGGAAATGGCGCGCGAATTTATTGACGCGGTGGCAATGTGGGCAAGGGCATTTAACTATGCTGCGGGCGAAATTCAAGAAGAAGTGTTACAAGATGAAGACAAGGATATTTTGACCTATGTGATCTATTTTGCGTCAGGCTTTAAAGTGAAAGCCCTCTCCAGCAACCCGAAAAACTTACGCGGTATGCAAGGAGTGGTAGTGATTGATGAAGCGGCGTTCCACGAATATCTTGCAGAAGTGTTAAAAGCGGCATTGGCACTCACTATGTGGGGTGCAAAAGTGCGGTTGATTTCCACCCATAATGGAGCAGATAACCTCTTTAATGAACTGATTTTAGACAGCCGTGCCGGAAAAAAACGCTATTCTGTGCATACCATCACCCTTGATGATGCCTGCGCGGAGGGTTTGTATCAGCGCATTTGTCAAGTCAGCAAGCAAGAATGGACAGCAGAGAAAGAAATTGAATGGAAAGAAAACCTACTCAATGACACCGCCACCAAAGAAGATGCGGAAGAAGAATACTACTGCGTGCCGAAAAATGGTTCGGGCTTGTGGCTTTCCCGTGCCTTAATTGAACGGCAGATGAGTGAAACTACGCCGGTGATTCGTTATCAAGCTAAAGATGGCTTTAGCCTTGAACCTGAACCGGCACGCTATAAAGAAATGAACGACTGGTGTGAAAAAGAGCTCTCCCCAGTTTTACAATATTTATCACCGGATTTATTACACTTTTTCGGCGAGGACTTTGCCCGTAGCGGTGATATGACCTCTTTTGTGGTATTGGCACAACAACAAAACTTAACTAAACAAGTGCAGTTTATTGTTGAACTAGGCAATATGCCTTACAAACAACAAGAGCAAATTGTGCTGTTTATTTTAAAACGACTTCCACGCTTTTCCGGTGGCGCATTTGATGCGCGGGGTAACGGTGGTTATTTGGCGGAATCTGCCCAAGATGCCTTTGGTTCACTGATTGACAGCGTGCAACTGTCGGAAAAATGGTATCGGGAACATACCGCTCCTTTTAAAGCTGCACTGGAAGACGGCGAGCTTGAGGGTATTCCCAAAGATGCCGATATTCTCGCTGATTTGCGTTCATTCCAAGTGGTAAAAGGCGTGCCACGTATTCCCGATAAACGCACCAAAAGCGCAGACGGTAAAAATAAACGCCATGGCGATACCGCGATTGCTTTGTTACTCGCTCATTATGCCAGTCGTCAGTTGGTTCAGTTACCAGTCAAAGCTCACAGCCGAAGAATTAGACGTAGTCGCAAAATGACAGAAGGATATTAACTATGAAATATATTTTTTACACTGCTTGTATTGTCTGTGCCGCTTATCTCAAATATTATGGCATTGAGGGTTGGGCTTGGTTTTTAGTGATTGCCGCATTGGTTTAGGAGGAACAATGACACCGAAAAAACAAGATTTAATCAAGGTCATCGCCAGCCGTGCTAATGCCGTTGACTATTGGGCGTTTATGCACTATCTGCCGAACCCTGATCCTGTGCTCAAGAAAATGGGTAAGGATATTTCCGCCTATCGTGAAATCCTGTCAGACAGCCACGTCGGGGGCTGCGTTCGCCGTAGAAAAGCAGCCATTAAAGGGCTGGAATGGCGCATTACACCCACCGGCAATGAAAAAACGGACGTGCTTTTAACCGCACTTTTCGACCGCTTGCCGATTTCTCATATCATCAACCAAATTTTAGATGCCACGTTGTTTGGCTATCAAGCCCTTGAAATTATGTGGGAAAAGCAAGGTGAATTATTGCTGCCGGCGGAGATTGTAGGTAAACCGCAAGAATGGTTTGTTTTTGATGAAGAAAACCGCCTGATGTTGCGTACAAAAGAAAACTACAATGGCGACCTTGTGCCGGAAATGAAGTTCCTGCTCGCCACCCAACAAGCAGACTATATGAACCCTTACGGGCGTGCCGACCTCGCTATGTGCTTTTGGGCGGCAACCTTTAAGAAAGGGGGCTTTAAGTTTTGGTTGGAGTTTATGGAAAAATACGGCAGTCCGTGGTTAGTCGGGAAACATCCAAGAGAGGCACAAGTTCACGAAATTGACGACTTACTGGATAGCCTTGAAAAAATGCTCGGTACGGCGGTTGCCGCCATTCCCGGAGACAGTTCTGTCGAAATGCTGGAAAGTGCTTCAAAAGGTGCAAGCTCACAAGTCTTTGATGATTTCTTGCGTTACTGTAAATCTGAAATCGCTATTGCGCTTTTGGGACAAAACCAAACCACCGAAGCTGAAGCTAACCGAGCCAGTGCCACGGCAGGGCTAGAAGTCACACGAGATATTCGTGATGACGACGCAAGCCTTGTGGAAGGCGTATTTAATCAGCTTTTGCGCTGGATTTGTGAACTCAATTTCAACGTGGAAATCTTACCGACCTTTGAACTGTTTGAACAAGAAAGTATTGACAAACTCCAAGCGGAACGGGACAAACTCTTATCGGAAATAGGCGTGCAATTTACCCCGCAATATCTCAATCGCACTTACGGTTTTGAAGAAGGCGATATTGTGGTATCGGAAAAAACGCAAAGTGCGGTCAAAAACACCGCTGAATTTGCCGAGCATATTCCTAAAAGCGTGATTGATACTATCGGCGAACAGTTAGAAGTCGAAGGCGAAGCCCACGTCGAACACTGGCTACAAGGCATTCGAGATCAACTCGGGCAAGCAGAAAGCTTGGAAGATTTCCGTAACCAACTCGATAGCCTGATTCCTGAATTAAATTTTGCGGAGTATGGCGAATTGTTGGCGTGGGGTTCGACGGCGGCACAGTTTGCCGGGCGACAATCCGTAGAAGATGAGCGTAAATAATGAATAAATTCACCTTTGAACAACAGGTGCGGTACTTTGAGAAAAAACTCAATCTACCGACCAATAGTTACCTCGATGTGCTGGGCGAAGAACACGACTACTTTTTTATGGTTGCAGGCGCAAACCGCAACGAGGTATTGCTTGCCTTTCGTGAAGCGGTGGATGATGCCATTGCACGAGGGGAAACCTTGGAAGGCTTTCGTCAACGTTTTGATGAGATTGTGGCGCGCACAGGTTGGGATTATAAAGGCGGTCGAAACTGGCGCACCCGAATTATTTACGACACCAACGTCTATGCCGCTTATAACCGCGGACGCTTGCAACAGCATTTAGATTTGGCAGATGTAATGCCCTACTGGGAATATCACCACCACGACAACGCCCACCCACGTCAAGAACACATTGATTTAGACGGCACGATTTTACCGGCAAATGATCCGTTTTGGCGTTATTACTACCCGATAAAAGCCTACGGTTGCCACTGCACCGTGACGGCTCACGATGAAGACGATTTGAAAGAAATGGGGAAAACCGTTAGTCCCTCACCTGATATTGAATGGGTTGATAAAACCGTGGGTAGCCGTTCCGGCAATCCCCGCACCGTGCGCGTGCCAAAAGGCTATGATGTCGGCTTTGCTCCACATAATTTTGAGCGTTTGACCGCAGGGCGAAATGCGGATGTGGATCAACTGTTATTTAATAAATTTGTCTCGGCTGAACCGAAGTTAGCGAGTTTACTCATTGATAACGTATTACAAAATCCACGTGCTTTAATGATGTTAAACGGGGCGATGAAGTCAATGGTTGAAACGGTAACAAGTGAAAAAATCGCCCGTGGACAGATGAAAAACGTGGGCGTGATTCCGGCAAAAGTGATTGATAAATTGACCGCACTTGAGAAAGCTCCTCAATCTGCAGTGATTGCCGTGCGTGATGATGACGTTTTGCACGCCCTGCGTGATAGCAAACAAGCCAAAGGGATTAATTTACCTGTTGAATTTTGGGAGCAATTACCGGAAAAGTTGAGAAACCCGACTGCAATTTTACTTGAAACACAACAAAAACGACCGACCTTACTTTTTATCTATGAAACTGAGCAAGGAAAAGTGGCAGTGAAAATGGATTATAAAGTCAAAATCAGAGATGAATTAAGTAAGAAAAAACTGACCCATAAAGTGAATTTAGTGAGAACGGCGAGTTTATTTAAGGATAAAACAGCGTTGCATGACTTTGAATTGTTATGGGGAAGTTTGAATTAATCCGCAGGTTTGCCTGATTCGAACAGGATAATACCCCTTTTACAGCGTAACCTTTCCAGTAGGAAACCCCCTGCGGAAATTTAACTATACCCTCAACTTATTTTTTAATCAATAGGAGAATAAAAATGACTGAACGTGTCACTCAAGAACATTTGGAATCTATTATCACCGATAAAAAATTCCACCGTTTATCTGAAACACTCACCGTATGTGTTTTAACGCTGCGCAATGGATTTACCGTAACAGGTGAATCGGCTTGTGTTTCCCCCGCAACTTATAATCAAGAAATAGGTGAGCGTATCGCTTTTGAAAATGCGTTTAACAAATTATGGCAACTTGAAGGCTACGTGTTGAAAAATAAATTAGCCGGGTTTTAATCAATAGGAGAATGATCATGAAATTCTGGGAAGAACCAAGATTTAAGGATAGCTATCCTGAATACCTTACCAAACAAGAAAAAGCCGACATCAAATCGGCTTTGTTACAAAAGCTTGCTAATAGCAAGATAAGCTTTGATCGATTCTTAATAGAGATTAAGAATTTGGCTGATTACCCTGAAAAAGATTAAGATCAACCTCGCCATACTCATTCTGTAATTCTTGGGATAGCTCATTCGCAAACTTCACAATATTGATTGCTAAATCCGTTGAATCAGCAGTAATGGTATACTCAGGAGAAAGCAATTTTTGAGTAAAAAGTAAAGCTATCGTATCTGCAATTTCTTTTTGCATAATCATTCCTTAATTCACAGCGTGGCAACATTACCACGCTTTTATTCTACGAGATCAAAGTTATGATTAAAATTACCCTCAATGACACCCAAGCGGCAAAGCAGTTAAACAGCATTGCCCGTCAGCTTAAAAAGCCCCGCAAGCTCTATGGTGTTTTGGGCGAAACCTTAAAAAAACTGCACAAAGCCCGTTTTGAGGCAGAAGTGGATCCACAGGGTAAAAAATGGCAGCCACTTTCACCTATTACCCAACAAATCAAGGGTAATGATAAAATCTTAAGACAAGGTGGTTATTTGTCAGATAAAACCGCCTATAACTACGATGACAACCATTTAGAGTTCGGTTCGGATGCTAAATACGCCCGTTTGCACCAGCTTGGTGGCACGATAACACCGAAGTCAGCCAAGCGGTTAAAATTCGGTAAGAGTAATGTGTTTGCCAAAAAAGCCGTGATACCCGCACGTCCTTGGCTGGGTGTCTCACCTTCCGATGAACAAAAACTTTTGAAAAAAGCGACCGCACTTTTGCAGCGTCAAATTGAGCAAAATCTGTAATGTTGAATAGCAAAGATCGTCCAAAAGTGATCCGGTTATCACTTGATTTAGAAAAGCGCCATAAAACGCACGCTATGGCGTTTTAATTTATCATCGCTATGATGATTCATCTTTTATGAAAAAATAAAAATTTAACCGCAATTTAATCGAATTTAACGCTATTACATTTACCCTGTTTGATAGCGTTTTTCTTCTCTCCCTCTTTTTCTTCAAAATCTTTAAAGTACTTTAAAATCTAAATCCCTCATTTTTTCTTATGCTATCCCCATTCAACGAAAGGATAGCCTATGCAACTCATCGAAATTTTCAAAGCCGGTAAACGCGCCGATGCCAATGGTAATGTGGTGGAAATCACGGTTGCCGATTTGCAACAAGCCGTTGACGCTTACAATGTCGAATACCACGAATCGCCCGCCGTGATTGGACACCCCAAACACAATGCACCCGCCTACGGCTGGGTAAAACGCTTGCAGTTAGATGGCGAGGTATTGCTTGCCGAATTTGACCAGATTGACCCCGAATTTGCCGAAATGGTGGAAAAAGGACGATTTAAAAAAATTTCCTCCTCGTTCTATCTTGCCGACAGCCCGAACAATCCTTGTCCGGGATGCCTCTATTTACGCCACGTCGGTTTTTTAGGGGCTATGCCTCCTGCTGTAAAAGGCTTGCGAAACCCTGAATTTGCTGACAACGAACAAGGTGTCGTGGAGTTTTCAGATTGGATGGCTGCCAACCTTTGGCGACGTCTGCGCGATTGGTTTATCGGCAAATACGGTCAAGAGGAAGCGGACAAAGCCTTGCCGGATTATTTGGTCGCGAGCGTCCATGAGTCGTCGATTCGCAAAGAATACCAACAAGCGCAATCGGGTGAAGTCGGCACACCGCACTTTAACGAACCGGTATCACCCCCAACCCCAACTTCAGAAGAACCCCAAAACCAAGGAGATGTTATGACCCCTGAAGAAATTGAACAACTCAAAGCGGAAAACGAACGCTTAAAAACCGAAAAAACGCAAGCCGAAGCCGCTAAAGCCGAAGCCGAACTCAACCAAGCCAAAGCGGAAAACGCCGATTTTGCCGAAGGGTTAGTTAAAGCCGGCAAACTAGCGCCGGTAGCGAAACAACACGCCATTGATTTACTCAATTACGGTTCAACTACCGTAGCCGGTGGCGTAGTTGAATTTGGTGAAGGTGAAAACCTGCATTCAAAAATTAAAGCATTCTTGGAAGCCCAACCGAAAATTCTCGAATTTACCGAGGTGGCAACCAAGGAAAATGCCCCTGCGCCACAAGATAACACGGTGGACTATGCCGAAGGCACAAGCCCGGCAAGCATTGAAGCCGACCAAAATATCCGTGCTTATATGCAAAAACACAGCGTGGACTACACCACTGCTTTTAACGCTATTTACAACTAAGAAGGACTACTTATGCCAGCACATAATCTTCAAGCACTGCGCGTGCAAGACCCGGTTTTAACCAAACTTGCCCAAGGCTACTACAACTTGGAATTAATCGGGGAAACCTTAATGCCAACGGTAGAAATCGACAAAGAAGCGGGCAAAATTCCGCAATTCGGTCGCCTTGCTTTCCGTTTACCAAGCACCGTGCGTAGCTTACGTGGCACATCAAACCGTCTCGACCCCGAAGACATCACTGCCATTGATGTGGCGCTAGAAGAGCACGACGTGGAATACGCTATCGACTATCGTGAAGAAAACGAAGCCATTTTCTCGCTCCGTCAATTTGCCTTAACGACCACCCAAGATGTCATTGCCCTTGGTCGTGAAAAAGAAGTTGCGACCTTGGCATTAGACGAAAGCAAATATGAAGCAGGTAACAAAATCACCTTAAGTGGCAGCTCTAAAATTACCGATAAATCTGCCGACATTTTCGGGATGTTTGATACCGGTATTCGTGCGGTAAAACGTGCTATCGGTCGTAAACCGAATGTGTGCGTGATTGCCGGTGATGTATGGGCAGCATTAAAAGAACACCCCGCGGTGATTGAAAAACTCAAATATTCCCAAGTCGCGATTGTGACGCCGGAAGTCTTTGCCAAATTAATCGGCATTGACACCGTGAAAATCGGCGAAGCGGTGTATGAAGAAAACAACCAGCTCAAAGACATCTGGAGCGATGCTATCGTGCTTGCCTACGTTGCACCACGTTCAACCGAACGCAAAGGTACAGTTTATGAGCCGTCTTACGGTTACACCGTACGCCGTCATAATGGTTTATTTGTAGATACCTACAAAGAAAACGGCGGCAAAATCGAAGTCATCCGTACCACTGACATCCACAAACCGCACTTAGTGGGTGCTTCTGCCGGTTACTTAATCAAAGGCTGTCTTTAAACCTGATTTAAACCGCATTTAAACTTGCTTTAAGTGCGGTTAATTATCCCTTTATTTTGACGAGGAGAACAACATGTCTGATAAAAAACTGCACTATATCGTTATCGCTGCCATGGCGATTTTACATAACGGTAAACGTTATGAAAAAGGCGACAAAATCGAACTCACAGCCGAAGAAGCAGCGCGTATCTCACTTTATGTGCAATTAGACGAAGATGAAGAAAAACGCCAACAGGCAGAAGCTGAAGCGGAAAAAGCACGTCTTGCCGCAGAAGAAAAGGCTCGCAAAGCAGTAGAAGAAAAAGCCCGTAAAGAAGCGGAAAAAACGGCTAAAGAACGAAAAGAAGCAGGTGACGCGTAATGTATATCTCGGCACAAGATTTAACAGAGGTGATGAGTGAAAATGTGCTTATCTCACTCTCAAACGATACATCACGGGCGCAAGAAGCCGACCAAATCGTGTTGAACAAGGCTTGTGAATACGCCTGTGAAACCGTGGACGGCTATTTACGTTCCCGTTATGTGTTGCCGTTAAACCAAGTGCCGACCCTTGTGCGTAATATCTGTTTACAGTTGGCTCGCTACTGGCTGTATTCACGCCGTCCGGATGGTAAAGGCTTTCCGGATAACGTGAAAGACACCCATGCGCAGGCATTGAAAGATTTAGAGCGGATTGCCAACGGCAAGCTACACCTTGGCTTAACTGAGCTTAGCGGTAGCGAAGATGACAACCTGCCGTCTGCCCTGAAGTTCAAGGCTAGAGCGCCGGAAAAGTTAGACTTATCGGGGTATTAAGATGAGTGCCACGTTGCCCATTTTAGAAAGCATTCGCAAACAAATTGAAACCGAAACCCAACGGTTTTCTATCGAATTATTTCCCGATGACTTGGAACACTACAACCTCACTGACGAATTTGGGGCGGTGTTGGTGCAGTATGCCGGCTCAAAATTTGAAAGTCTTGATAGTACCGACATTATCCAACAGCGTCGCAAAGTGTTAGTTGCGCTCACGGTGATTGCCCGTAGCCAGCACGATGACACCGGTGCATTGGATATGCTCGACCAAGTGCGTCTTGCGGTTGTGGGTTTTAAGCCGACAAACTGCACGCCCTGTCATCTTATCAGCGAAGAATTTGCAGGCGAAGACCGAGGACTTTGGCAATACCAACTGATTATCCAAACAGAAACGTGGCAAGTGGAAAACCGCAAGCCGCAAAATCTGACCAAATTTACCACCGCACTTTACCGCCGTGCGGATGAAACGAAACTCAATCAACCCTAGGAGATAACTATGGCATTTCATCATGGGACAAAAACAACACGCGTGGCAGGGGGCTCTGTTGCGGTGGAAACCGTGGACGGTGCAATTATCGGCATTGTCGGTACCGCCCCTGTCGGTGCGGTGAATGAACTCACTGTCTGCCAAACCAAAAAAGACTTTGCACAATTTGGTGTGATTTTAAATAAAGGTTTTACCTTGCCCGATGCCTTTGACGTTTTAGCACGTTATGCGGCAGGTAAGGTTTATGTCGTCAATGTGCTTGACCCGGCAAAACATCGAACTAACGTCACTGACGAGGTGTTAACGCAAGATAGCAACACGTTGCGCGCGCAAACCGCCCAAGCGGGCTTGTTGAATTTAACCTTAACGGCAGACCGTGAACTGACCGAGGGCACGGATTACACCGTCAATATGCAAACCGGTGAAATTACGTTAAACGCACGCTATGAGGAGTTAAAGGCGACCTATGATTATGCTGACCCGACAAAGGTTACCGAAGAAGATATCAAAGGAGGCATTGATTCAGCCACGGGCAAACGTCAGGGCTTTGAATTATTGCGTGACGGGTTCAATCTTTACGGTGCAGACGCCAAAATCTTAATCTGTCCTGGATTTGATAAAACTGCCAGTTGTGCAGCCGCACTTGCCACGCTTGCAGAACAACTTAAAGCCGTGGCGTATGTGCAGCTACCAAAAGGCACAAGCCTATCAAAAGCCATTCAAGGGCGTGGACCGCTTGGTACTTTAAATGCTTCAGCCAGTTCCGAACGGGTGCGCCACTTCTTCCCGTATGTTCAAGGCTCAAATAACACCCTTGAAAGTTTAGCGGTGCACGCTGCCGGATTGCGCATGAAAACCGACACCGACAACGGCTACTGGTTCTCTACATCAAACCGTCAGTTGCAAGGTGTGATTGGCATGGAAGTCCCATTGACTGCCCGTGTTGATGATGAACAATCCGAAACCAATCTGCTGAATGCCGTGGGGATTACTACGATTTTTAACAGCTTCGGCACAGGTTTCCGTCTATGGGGTAACCGTTCTTCAAACTATCCAACTGTGACCCATATCATTAACTTTGAAACGGCGTTACGCACCGGGGATTTGATTGATGAATCTATCCGTCGCACCGAGTTGCAATTTATCGACCGCCCGATTGATGATGCGTTGATTGATAGCCTTTTGGAAACCGTGGACACCTATCTGCGTGCGTTACCAAGCATTGTGGGATATAGCGTCAGTCTCGACCACGATACAGATTTAGTTGATGAATTTAGTAAAGGTCATGTGCCGCTGGTTTATGACTACACACCAAAACTCCCGGCGGAATTGATTTCAAACAAATCCGTGATGACCCGTAAATACCTTGTGAACTTGGTTTCACAACGCTAAGGAGAAATGAATGAGTACAGCGATTAATCAAATTGTGAATGCCAACGTTTACATCAACGGCAATTCACTTTTAGGTAAAGCCAAAGAGTTTAAACTTCCCGACATTGAGTTTGAGTTTATTGAACATAAGGGCTTGGGGTTGCACGGCACGGTGAAACTCCCGGCTGGGCTTAATGCCATGGAAGGTGAAGTCATTTGGGATAGTTTTTATCCGGAAGTGCGATCTCAAGTTTATAACCCGTATAAAAACATTCAGCTCATGGCACGTTCTAACTTGCAAGTGTTCGATTCACGCGGACTTGCTGCAGAAGAACCCCTTGTCACGATGATGAATGTGGCATTTAACAAAACCACCGGTGGGAGCTTTAAAAACAAGGAAGCGACAGAGCATTCTGATACGTTCCAAATTATGTCGATTAAGCAAGTGCTCGGTGGCAAGGAAATTTTGTTTGTGGACGTGCTTGCTAATATCTACCGGGTAAACGGTCAAGATGTGCTGCAAAAATACCGTACCAATATCGGGCAATAATTCTTTAAAGTAGTTTAAAAGCCCTTTAAGCCTCATTTAAGTAAACTCTTTTGTGAAAGTTAAACAACCTACTCACAAAGGAGTTTTTTTATGGCTGATGTCACTCTCACTCTTCTATTTCCTATCACTGACGGTGAAGGTAAGCCTCTCAATGAGTTAAAAATCCGTCGCCCAAAAGTCAAAGATATTCGCAATATGAAAGGTAGTACAGAAATCGAACAAAGTATTAGT